AGTAAACGGACTTTTAGTTCCAGCTGGATCAACAACTGTATATGACCAAATCTTAGGTAAGAACGCTAAAAGACCATTTTTACATGTTCGTTACAGAGCTTCAGAAACTGAAGACAGACGTTACAAATCTTGGATTACTGGTTCTGCTGGTGGTGCAAGAACAAGCGACTTGGATGCAATGGAAGTTAACTTCCTATCTGAAAGAGCTGTGTGTACTTTAGGTGCAAACAACTTCTTCTTATTCCAACAAGCATAAGTAAGTAAATAATTAAAGGGAGGCAATAAAAATTCTGATGAGCCTCCCTTTTTTTTTAATATAAATCAAATTAAATCATATTATAATGAAAACACAAAAGACAGAGTACAAAGCAAAAGCTTATCGTTTAAAAGGAGACAAAGCACCCTTATCTTATATGCTATCTTCAAGACATTCAAGTAGATCACCATTATTACATTTCGACGATGATACAGGAACTAATAGACCTTTACGTTATGCAAGAAATCAAAAGTCACCTTTTGAGGATGAGCAAGATGGAAATGCTATTTTAGAACCTATTGTATTTGAAGATGGATTGTTAATGGTTACTAAACAAAACCAAATACTTCAACAGTTTTTACATTTACATCCAAGTAATGGAAATGTATTTGAAGAAATAAATAAAGAACGTGATGCTACTCAAGAATTAGAATGGGTAGAATACGAATTAGAAGCGCAAATTTCTGCAAAAACAATTACAAAAGATATTAATAAGTTAACTCAAGTATGTCGTGTGCTAATGGGTAACTCAATTGAAAACATGACTACATCTGAATTAAAAAGAGATATTTTAGTTTATGCTAAAAATAATCCAGAAGATTTTTTAGACACCATCAATGATCCTATGTTAGAGCTTATGGATGATGTTAATAGATTCTTTAGTAAATCATTATTAAGTTTTAGAAATAGTGGTAAAGATGTATATTATAATTTACCAAATAACAAAAAGAAAATGTTAACAATACCATTTGGAGAAGACCCTAATTATATTGTTGCATCTTTTATGACATCTGATGATGGTTTAGAAGTGTATAAATTGTTAAAGAATAAATTAAAATAAATCAAACTGATTTAATAAACGAAATTAAGCTGCCTAAAAGGGTGGCTTTTTTTTTATTATATTTGTACTTTATTAACAACATAAATTATTATTATTATGGAAAAATTTTTAAGTATCCCAGTTACTGGAGAAGGTCAACACTTGATTTCTTGTAAAGGAGTTCAACTTATTGAAGTAGGAGCAGGTGCAGCAGCGCCAACAACAACACTTATTACTTACAGTAGTGGTCAAGTTGTTACAGTTACACACGCTACAGTAGGAGCAGCTTCAGGAACAAATTCTGGAACACAGTTTAGACAATTTTTACAAAGCGAAATCTTAGAGGCATTAGCAACTTCATGGACTTTTGTAAATAGAAAAGTAACACCGCAATTTGCAGTAAGTGATATTGCTGTTGCATAACATTATTATTAACAACATAAATTATTATTATTATGGAAAAATTTTTAAGTATTCCAGTTTTGGATGCGAATGGTGTGAATAGCCAAGAGCAATTAGTATCAATTACTGGTATTAGAAATATTGGACAAGCAACTACAACAACAGTAGTAATTAGCTATTTAGGTGGTAACGTAACTACTTTAACGTGGCCTGATGCATATGCTTCACCACTATTATCATTGACTATTGAATCAGCTGTAGTTGAAGCTCTTTCAACAGGATGGACAAATGTTTCAGCATTTCTTTTACCAAAAGGAGCAACTCAAACAGCAACATTCAGAAATCCTGTAACTGGAGTATCCAGTGGAGGAGTTATTGTTAAACCGCTAAGTGCAATTGCAATAGCATAATGAATCAAAACATGGAAAAATTTATAAACTTTAAACAATTAGAGGTAGTCCTAACAGCTACGTCAACATCTGATGGATCAGCGGCATTAACGTTAACATCAACAGGAGCTGCTTTTACTCAAAAAGTATTAGTAAATGCAATTGTATGGGACAGAACCACAAATGCAGCTAACGGAGGACAGAAATATCTTGTAACAGCAGTTACTTCGGATACTGTTTTAGCTTTAGTAGCTATAGGACCAACATCGGATCAAGGGACAGGAGTTCCAGATGCTGTAGATGTATTTATTTATATGCCAGAATTTACTGTAAAACAATATGGTACTACTTCGGCAACAGAGGCTAAATTTTTAGTTGATGGCTCAGGTGTTAATTTTGTATTAGCAGGAGTTCAAGTAGGAGATTATGCTCGTGATATTGCAGCAGGAACTGTAGCAGTAGTTACATCTGTATCAAGCGATAAGCTTGGTGTATCAAATGATATATTTTTAACAAACGAAAACTATCTCGTATATAGAGAAGGAGCAGATGATTTTACAAAAATTGTAAGAGCTTCGGATATTATAGATGTTTCAAATGATGCAACAACTTCTTCGGAAATTGAAATTACATATAACACTGGAGTAGCAGCTGATTTAACTCAGATTGACTATGCGTATTCTTCTACAGTAGGAGCAAATTCAGCTATGAGAAACGCAATACAAGAGTCTGTAGTTTTAGCAAATGAAACAGAATGGTCATATGTAACTTTAGATTTCCCAGGCCTTTTAAATCCTTTTGCATCAGTAACTAACGCAACTTTTTTAGGTGGTAGAGAATTCTTTATTTTAAGAATACAATAGTATTATTATACTTTAATTAATCAAGAGGCTACAAAAAAAAGTAGCCTCTTTTTTTTTGCTATCTTTGTAAAAAGAATTTATTATGCCAATAAACGAAGTACGAAATACTGTATTAGCAATAGCAAACAAAAACAACTACGGATATATATCACCAGGAGATTTTAATCTATATTGTGCGCAAGCTCAAATGGATATGTTTGAAGACTATTTTTATGCTTACAATAATCAAATAGTTAAAGAAAATCAAAAAACATCTGGATCAGGATATGCTGATATTACAAAAGGTTTAGTAGAAGTTATAGATAGTTTTTCTTCTACTCAAACTTTAACAATTGCAGGAGCAAATTTATATAACTTACCAAGTAATTACTATTTAATTAATAAACTTAATTATTATCCAACTGTAAGTACATCAGGAACAACAACAGCAGCAGGTGCGTTAACTTTAACAGACGCTACAGCTACTTTTACAAGTACGGTGACAGCAGGGCAAATTGTTTCATCTACGTCAATTACAAGCACTACAGCTGGGCAAACAGCTTATGTTATTAGTGTTGATAGTAACACTCAATTAACTTTAACTACTGATATATTTGGAACAGCTGCTACAATAGGAAATTCTTATACAGTGGTATCAGAAACTAATATAGTAGAGGTTGAACGTGTTAATCAAAATAAAATATTTTATTTAAACTCATCACCTCTTACAGCACCATCTATAGGTTATCCTGCTTATGTTTTAGGCAACGCTACGGTAGGTATTGCTGGTAATATTATAAATGTATATCCAAAAACTTTAATAACACCAGGGACAATATATGCTCAGTATATACGATACCCTTTACCTCCAAACTGGACTTACATCGAGTTGCAAGGTGGAGAGCCTTTATTTAATGCAACAAATGCTGACTATCAAGATTTTGAATTACCACTATCAGATGAGCCTGCTTTAATAGCAAAAATATTACAGTATGTAGGGGTAGAAATTAGGGAAGCAGATGTTTATCAATTTGGTAAAACAGAACTGCAAGAAGAACAACAACAACAAGGATAGATTATGGCATATATAAACGATTACGCATATTACGCAAATTCAGGAACAAATCCAACTGATGCAAATTGGGGTTCATATCAATATGTTTCTTTAGCTGATATAGTTAACAATTTTATGTTAATGTATCAAGGGAATCATGAATTAATAAATAATATAGAAAGGTATCAAATTCTATTTCACGCAAAACGAGGGATTCAAGAATTAAATTATGATGCTATGAAGGAAATAAAAATTCTTCAATTAGATATTACTCAGCAACTTAGATTTGTATTACCTCAAGATTATGTAAATTGGGTTCGTATCTCTCAGTTTAAAGGGGGTATGTTATATCCTTTATCTGAAAATATTCAAACAAATTGGGCATCAGCTTATTTACAAGATAATAATTCAAATGTTTTGTTTGATGAAAATGGAAATATTTTAAGACCTCAAGATTCTGAACTTGATTTAGCAACAATAAGAGGAGGAGCAAGAAGTATTTATCTAAACTCAAACAGTGAGTATAACGGATCAGAAGGATTTCTTTCAGATGGTAATTGGTATTTTGATTATCCTGTTGGCGCACGTTTTGGTTTAAATACTGAAACAGCAAACTCGAATCCTACATTTACAATTGATAAACAATCTGGAGTTATTAATTTTAGCAATATTTCAAATGCAGCGTCTGTTGTTTTAGAATATGTTTCAGATGGTATGGAAGCTGGTGTAGATGCAAATATTCAATTAAATAAATTATTTGAAGAATATATTTACGCATACATTAGATACTCTATTTTAAATGGTAGATTAGGGGTGCAAGAATACGTAGTTAATAGATCACGAAAAGATAAATCGTCTTTATTACGAAATGCAAAAATTAGATTAAGCAACATACACCCTGGCAGACTCTTGATGAATATGAGAGGTCAGAATAAATTGATAAAATAATATGTCGATAGTTACAACAAATTTTATTGCAGGTAGAATGAATAAATCAGTGGATGAAAGACTTCTTCCACCTGGTGAATACGTTGACGCATTAAATGTTCGATTAGGTTCAACAGAGACTACTGAAATAGGGGCGGTAGAAAACGCAAAAGGTAACACTCAGTTAACTACTCTAAGATATAAAGGTTTTCCAATAAGTAATCAATCTCGTTGTATAGGTGCGTATGAAGATGGAGTACGAGAAACAATTTTTTGGTTTGTAAATGACCCAGACAATAGTAATTCAAATTCAGGTAAACTTGATTTGATTGTATCATACAACACTACAACAGAAGTAATTAATTATCATGTTATATCAGAAACTGTTTTAAACTTTAATCCACAATATTTAATAACTGGTGTAGATTTAATTGAAAATTTATTATTCTTTACAGATGATATAAATCCACCACGTACAATAAATATAGAAAGAAATTATGATGTACCAGAAAATAATGTTGATGGTATTATTGAAGAAGATATAAGTGTTATTGTTAAACCTCCAGGATTTGAAAATATTGTAGGAAATAACATTCCTTTACCATCACCTAAAATACAATTACTTACATTGCCAGGTGGTGAAAATTATATGGAAACAAGATTTTTGTGTTTTGCTTATAGATACAGATATACAGATGGTCAATATAGTGCAACTTCATTATTTAGTTTACCAGCTTTTAATCCTAAAGCGTTTCAGTTTGATACTAAAAACTATAACAATGCTGGAATGGTTAATTTATACAACGGAGCTGTTATTAATTTTTCAACTGGTAGTTCAAGAGTTTTAGAAGTAGATTTATTATTTAAAGACACAGCTAATAATAACATTAATGTAATTGAAAGATTTAAGAAATCAGATTTTGGATGGGCAGATAATACTGAAAAATCGTATACTTTTACTAATAGTAAAATATATACTGTTTTAGGAGGTGACGAATTATTGCGTCAATATGATAATGTACCACATATAGCAAAAGCTCAAACAATTCAAGGAAATCGATTAATGTATGGTAATTATGTTGATGGATATAATTTTACTTCTGGTTCTGCAATTGGACCAAAAATAGCTCTTAATTATAATACAAGTTTAATAAATACTACAATATTAATTTCTGAATTACCATTAGGTATTTTATCTCAAGGTACTGCTTATACAATTAATCCAAATGCTTCTCTTACTTATTTAAGTAGTAAGATAACAATGGATTTATCAGCTACTGTTGGTAAATTAAAAAAGAATGCATTATTAAGTTTTAACTTTGCTTTTGAGCATCAAGCATTACAAATTGGCACAGGACAAGCAACTAATCCTCCAGCTGTTGCAAATAATGAATTTAAAAATGCACCTTTTGATTTAAATTTAAATATAACTATAGATCAAGATTACTCAAGTACTTATGATTTCTTAAGTAGTGCATTATTTGAAAATGCAATTGGTACAGTATTAAATGTAAATTTCAATCCTATTTCAACATCAGATTCTGGTACTTCATTAACTGATTTTTTTAATAATCAATTAAGTAAACCAGCTATAAGTTATGATTTTGATAAAATTAATAGTAGTGTTACGGATGCAACTCAACAACAAGGATTTGCAATAAGTGGTGTTACACCTGGTTTAAATACTTTTAGTTTACAAACCTTAGCAATGCAATATCAATTTATTGATAACACAATTCCTGCTTCTCCTGTAACAACTGACATATATGAATATTTTAGATTTGTTAGCGTAAGTGCTGGATTTACATCTGACACCAATACTGGTAGTTTGCATAGTAATCGTGATTTTGAAACAGGTATTGTATATAGTGATGACTACGGAAGGTCTTCTACAGTTTTAGTTTCTGAATTAAATACTGTTTACGTTGATCCAGGAGATAGTGAAACATCAAATTCTATTCAAGTTCAAGTTAATTCTTTTGCTCCTTATTGGGCAGACAGATATAAGTTTGTGGTTAAACCAAGTTTAGGCCCTTATGATACTATATTTTCAAATTTTTATTATATAAGACCAAGTGACAACATGATTTTCTTTAAGTTAGAAGGAGATAATTCTAATAAAGTTCAAACTGGTGAAACATTAACTGTAAAAGCAGATGTTGATGGGCCTTTAACACGATTTGAAGAAGTAGAAATTTTAGATATAACCGCAGAGGCAAGAGATTTTTTAAAAGATGCAAGTGAATTAGAGACATCTCAATTAGCAGGTTTATACATGCAAATTAAAAATCAAAATTTTAATGTAGTTATTAGTGATGATTCACTTATTGAATATGGAAACATAAAAGTTAAATCATCTGTTTATGGATGTACTGTTAATAGGAAAATAGGTTATCCTTGTTTTACACAAGATTTATCTTTAGGAGCAGGATTACAACAAGAAAATTACACAGTACCTGGTGGTTCAAAAATTCAAATAAAAGTAACAGCTTTTAGAAATGATACTTTTAATGGAAACAACTGTCAACAAATTCTTTGGGAATGGGATCAAACATTTACTTCTACAAAAGATTATACTGATATGAGAAGGTGGTGGCTTGGAGATAATATTAATCCAGTTATTGCTTCCCCAGGAGATGTTGATGATGAAACAAATGTAGTTTATTATGAAACCCTTGCAGCTCCAGGATCTTATACACCTCAAACAGATATATTAAAAACTAAAAATGTTGCAAGTAATGTAAGTTGTGATGATTTCGAAGTAGGTTTTCAATGGATACAAGCTGCTACTCAAACTATAAATGACCCTTTATTTTTAGGTGTATCATCAGGAATGCATGGTTGTTTCAGACCCTTTCCTCAATCAAGAAGAACAGCAGATTTAACAGTAGAATTAATTGTAGTTAGAGCAAATACATTAATTGTTTTTGAAACTGAACCATTAGATGCAAATGCTGAATTATATTTTGATGCATCCGAATCGTATCCAATAACGCAACCGCAAGGTTTCCATATATCTGGATCTAATACTGATTTAGGAGATCAAAATCAAACTGCTGTACAAGATGCAGTTGTTAATTTAAATTTTCAAGATTGTTTTACATTTGGTAATGGTGTTGAAAGTTTTAAAATTAAAGATCAGTTAGCAGGTAGGGCTATGGCTTTAGGTCAAAGAGTTTTAGCTGTATCTAATCAAGACTTTAAAGAAGCTGATAGATTTGCAGGTATCACATATAGTGGTGTTTTTAGTAGTAACAGTGGGGTTAATAATCTTAATGAATTTAATTTAGGATTAGCAAACTTTAAAAATTGTGAAACTTCTTTTGGACCAATCCAAAAAATGCATCCTCGTACCACAGATATATTAGTTCTTCAAGAAGACAGAATAACTTATGTTTTAGCAAGTAAGAATTTAATTAGTGATAGTACAGGTGGTGGAGTTATTGCTTCAGTTCCTCAAATATTAGGAACTCAAATTGCTCGTATTGAAGAGTTTGGTATTAGTTATAATCCTGAAAGTTTTGTTTCTTGGGGATATGACATGTATTTTACAGATGTAAAAAGAGGTGCTGTTTTAAAACTAACAGGTACTGCTCCAGGAAATGATTCTTTAGAAACTATATCTGCAAATGGTATGCGTTCATATTTTAGAGATCAATTTTATGAATCAATACAAACGCAAAAATTAGGTGGTTATGACCCATATATGAATGAATATGTATTGGGAATGAATTGTATATTTATACCTATTCCTCCAGTTATTTCTGCCTGTGGATACAGCTATCAAAGAGATGGAATGATTACAGGAACAAGCGTTGTTAGCACGATAGATTATGGTTTAGTAATAGGTCCATGTGATTTTGATTACTATGTTTCAAATAGCTCAGCTGGTGGAGCAATAAAAATATCTATATTATGGAATGGTGTTACTACTACAAGTGCATTTGTAAATGGTACAGGTACTTTTAGTTTTGACAAAACATTAAACACACCTACTACCGCTGTAGTAACAATAACAGCAGGTCCTGAGAAAACTGATTTTCAATTAACAGCTAAGTGTCCAACTGAAGTAGAAATAACTGTAGTAAAAGTAGTTTTAAATTCTCCAATTGATTCTAGTAAATTTATTCACGTAGAATATAAATGGGAAGATGGAACAACTATTAGTCCAATTGATTCTGATTTAGCTACTTTTGATTCTAATGGTGTTATTGCTTCTACTTACGACGCACAAGTTGGTATTAGGTCATTAGGAGTATTTCCTTATAGTGGAGCAGATGTAATTATTAGATCAAATAAAATTGGTTTTGATAATTATGATTGGACTTTTCCAAATGATAATTTCAAATATTTAACAAGTAATACTTTGTATGCCAATACTGATGCAGGGATAACTGGATTATTAGCAGCTGCAACAACTATTGCTAACGGTCAAGTAATAAGTCCATCAGAAGGTTTGTATCAAGCCACTTTAACAAACTTAGCTTTACCAATTGGTAATCAATATTTATATTTAATATATGACTATAGATTAACAAGTTGTCAAGAATTTTGTTATGATGCATCATCAGCTCAAAACTCTTGTTGTGATTGTACAATAGTTTATACTGCATATCAAAGTAGTAGTGTGCAGAGTAATAGTGCTATTGTTTGTGGACAACCACTGACGATTCAATATTATCATACAGGTGATGCGGCATTGCCAGTAGTTGGAAATTTTGTATATTCATCATCTGATGGTGCAGTTGGAACTACCTTACCTTTAGGTCTTTACAAGATAAGTGCAACAGATTTTATAACAGTAAATGAATTTGGGTTAGTTGCATCAGTAACTACTTGCCCTTAAATAATAAATAAATGGGAGTATTAGGAACGTTTTGTTTTGATGGATTAAATTTTTCACAAGCATCTGCTTTATATACAGATAGCACGTTAAGTGTATTAGCTACTGATGGATATTATTCGCAAGGAGGTATAGTTAGAAGACAATTAAATGGAGTTTTATTAAATGCTCAACCTTGTAGTAATTGTGCTGTAGCTTGTGGTTCAGGAGTTGCGGCTTCTATTAGTAATCAAACAGGAAAGTTTGCAGCTACAATAGAATTAGGCAACACTACAGGTGCTGTAGTATTATACTTTTATATGGGTCAAAGTATACCTGATGGTGCGATAGCTACATTTAATAGTGCTGAATACAATCGAATGACTTGTAAAGGAAACCATGATACAGTTACTTTAATAGATGGTAGCGGAGTAACTATTGATTATGCAGGACAAGGTAATCAAGGTACATCTCTTCCTACTTATGTGGGTAATCAAAACTCTTCACTGTTAAGTAATTCGCCTTATGATGGGGTTGGTGTAACTTGTAGTACACAAGGTGGTCAACTTCAAAATTATATTCTTAATGCAGCTGCATCTCCATCATATGTTCCTCAAGGAACTTTTTTAGATACAACTGTAACAGTTGGTTCAATTGGTTATGCTTCTGATTCAGGAGGTGGTAATACATCTCCAGTTTTTACAATGATAGTTGGTAAAGATAATGCTTCAGCAACAACTGTTGTTTTAGATATTTATGCTCCATTATGTGGAACAGTATTTAATTGGGAGGTAGATTGTCCAGTTGCTTTACCGAGTTTTCAAGCTTCAAGTCCAGTATCAGGAACGACTTGTGCTGCCGCTACTACAACTTATTACTTTTCACAAGATGCAACAAAAAGTGGTAGTGCTTTTGTTAGAGATACAAATACAACTCCTAATATTGGAAATTTTGTATTTTCAGATGAAGTTGGAGTTAATTATTTAAATGATAGTTTTACTCTTAAATATTTTATAGTGGGAGGAAATACTGCTATAGGTGTTAGAAATGGTGTTGTTGTTTCGAAAGGACCTTGTACTTAATAAAAAAATATAAATAAATGGCTTTAAATTGCACAAATAATACAGTATCCTATAGTCACGATTCAAAAGGATGGCCTTCATTCTATAGTTACATTCCAGATTACATGATAGGAATGAATAGTTTTTTTTATAGTTTTAGTGATGGTAATTTATTTAGACACAATACCAATAATATCCGTAATAGATTTTATAACGTAAATTATAAATCAACGATTACAAGTGTTTTTAATCCTGAACCAACTCTTAGTATTAAATTATTTAAAACAATGTCCTATGAAGCTAATACAACCTCTCTTGACACTCTTCAAGCTCGTTGGGCTTGTACTTCTTTATTTACTGATTTAACGGATGGTAATCCAGGTTCAATGTTAGCAACGTATTTTGTTCAAAAAGAAGGAGAATTTTTTAGTTTTATTAGAAACAACGGTCAAGTTAATTGGGCTATGCGTGCTGCGACAGGAATAGGAAATTGTAATTCGGTTGATGCAGCAGATACATTAGCTGTATTAATTGGTTTCCCATTAAACTTAGGTGTTGTAATAGGTATTGGAGATGATGTTTATAGAGTTATTTTAAATGGTAGTGTATCAACTGGGCCTCCAGAATTAATTGGTAGAATTACAGCAAGAACATCTACACAATTAACAGTAGATGTACAAACTTATAATGGTCAAATACCAAATGTAAACCAATATATTACAGCAATAAAAAATGGTATTGCAGAATCTCATGGAGCAAGAGGATACTTTTTACAATTTACATTAGAAAACAATTCAACACAGCCAGTAGAGCTGTTTTCAGTAGGTAGTAGTTTGATGAAAAGTTATCCATAGAATTTCATTATATTTGTATTATGGAATTACAAATACGAGCGTTAATAGAAACAGATTACGATAAATTCTTATGTAAATGGTGGAAGGAATGGAGATGGGATGCACCTGACAGAGATTTTTTACCAGAAAACGGTACAGGTGGTTTTGTTGTTTATGATAAAGAAACTCCTATTGTTGCAGGATTTATGTATAATACTAATTCTGGTATTGCTTGGTGTGATTGGGTAATTTCTAATATAAATTATAAAAACAGAGATGGTCGAAAAGAAGCTATGGAGCTTTTAGTAAGTACCATTACTGAATACGCAAAAGGATTAGATAAGAAATTTATGTATGCATTAATTAAAAACAAACCACTTATAGCAACTTACGAAAAATTAGGTTATGTAGAGGCAAGTGCATATATCACAGAATTAATAAAAAAAATATAATATGGCAGCATTAACATCAGCAATAGTAGGAATAGGAACTGGAATTGCAGGTGCAGCAATGAGTTTTTCTCAAGCAGCAAAAGCAAAATCAAATGCAGCAGAAGCAACAAAAGCCTCAAAAGACTTAATTATTGAAGCTGAAAAAAAAGCTGAAGTCGAGTATATGCAAAAGCTTAACATTCCTTTAGATTCTTATGATGAAGAGTATAAACAAAACCTTGCAAATACACAACAAAATGTAGCAGCTTTACAAGAAGGAGATGCACGTAATTTAGCGGCTGGTGTTGGAAAAGTTGGTGCGGCAGGAGTAGAGACCAACGAAGCAATTAGAATTACTCAAGGTAAAGACGAGTTTGCGTTACAAAAAATGCAACTTGAAGAACAATCAGCTATTAATCAAGACCTTAAAGATATTAAAGTTGGTGCATCTGCCGATCAACAAATAATTGCTCGTGATGCAAAACAAGCAAGGGTTGCAGCTATTAGTTCTGGAGTATCAGCTGTTGGAACAGCAATTGGTTCTGCGGCACAAGTAGTTCCTCTATACACTGCAAGTAGAGCAGATAGACAAGCAAATAAAATTGCAGATATGTTAGATGGTAATAAATTAATGGAAACTAAAGTAAATAAAGACGCTTTAGGAAATGAATCTAAATATGAGGCAGCTAAATTAGCTGTAGCTGCTGGAACAGGTACTGCGAAAGAAATTGAAGAACAGAAAAAATTAATGACATTATATCAACCCACATTATCAGTTCCTATTGGGAGAGAACGTATTATTGCAGGAATAAAGAAAAGAAATTATACCAAAGATCAACGTAATGCAACCGATTTCCTTGAAAATTTTGATTACGATTTTAGTAGATAACATAAACAATTAATAAAATGGCAGAAAATAATTCAAAACCTTCAGGAGCAAATAAATATTCTGTATATGCTCAACAAGAAGTAGATTCTACACAAGTTAATTGGGGTAAAATTGCAGGTGATTTAACTAGAGGAGCTGAAGCAATTAGAGATGAAAGACAAGGTAGAAAAGATGCTATAGACGAGGCTACTGTAAATGCAATGGATCAGTTATCTCAAATAGAAGGTACTGATAATGCAGATGCAGCAAGTTTATTAATAAATGGTTCAAACATGTCAGTTCAAGCTTTAAAAGAGCAAGTAAACTTATTAAGAAGAGGTTTGGCAGGTCCAAATGGAGAAAAAAACTACAAGCTTTTTATGACCGAACAAAAAAATGGTTATAAAAATTTAAGTACTGCTGTAAAAGCATGGGATGCTTGGGCAACGGAAGCCACAGATAGATTGCAAGCTGCTAAAGATGGTGGTGTACAAGGTGGAGGATTAGAAGTTTTTATAAATTTACAAACGGAAGCTTTAGGGAACTTGAAAAATAAAAAGCTATGGTCAAATCCTACTAATGGAAAGATGAGTTTAGTTACCATGCGAAAAAATCCAGAAACTGGTAGATTTGATGTTATGCCTGATTATAAAACACAACCAGAAAATTATCAGAATCCTAACACCATGAATTCTTTAATGAAATATCAACAAGATAGAATTGATGTTGATGATATGGCAACTGCACAAACAAAACAAATTGGTCAAATAATACAATCATTTGTTAGTGGTCCAGCTTATAGTGTTTTAAAAGGTAATGGTGCTGTTAAAACTGTAGAAGATTTTAGAAACTTTGGTAACTTTGGAAAAAAATCAGATGGAACTTCTATGACATATGATGATTGGAAAACAGCTCAGATTAATGCAATGGTTGGTAGCGACAAGGATCTTAGTAATGAAAATGCAGGACAAGTTTTATTTAACGGTGGAGGTTATAAATACGCTAAAAGTTTAAAGCAATTTGAAGAAATGAATCCTGGGCTTGGAAAAGAATTTTGGATAAAAACAGATGCTACTTCTGGTAGACCAGTTATTACTCTTAACGACTCTCAGATGACGGAAGCTCGTAGGCTTGCTGATATAGCAATTGAAACTCAAGTTTCTCATATTGAGAAATTAACTCAATCAAAATCAGGACAACAAGCACAACAACCAAATCCTGGAAACGCATCTATTGCTGCTGCTAAGAAAAGACGTGCAGGTTATTTTACTGATGTAAATGGAGTTATAACAGCTGCTGCTGGTACTGCTTCATCAATAGGTGAAGATAGATTGCTTGATATGAATCAACAATTTTTAAACTCAAAGAATACAACAGACGCAAATACAGTAATTAATCAAATAGAAAGAACAGCAACTGAAATAGGAATCTATAAAACAGTAAATGGTAAAAAAGAGCCTGTTATTATTCAGAAATATGAAATGATGACTGAAAACGGTGTTGAAGTACCTGATTTGACCAAACCTTTAAGTTCAAAAGATATTGCAAGACAAGTATATAGAGAAATTATTCCTCGTGCAGAAGTTAAAAATATGCCTTTTAAACAATTTTATGAAGAAGCACTTGCAAATGGTCAAGATTTTACTCCAAGAATGATTAAGGATGCCAATGGAAACATGATTAAAAATGACAAGTTTAAAGGAGATGAAATTACAAGTACAACAACAACGTTTACTGCTTTTGATGGTTATGATTCTGCTAACGCATCTACAGATGGTAAGGTTGGAGGAAACACAATTGCAAGTAACTTTGGAGTTCTAAGTGGTAATGAGGAAAAAGCAGCTCCAGTAGTTTTATCCGCTTTTAAAAGAGGATTACGTAAAGTAGAACGAGATTTTGGTTCTAATTTAGGTATAAAAGTATCTACACTTGATGTAAGCGGACCAACAAATGAAATTACAGTACAGTATAAAGACCCTATAACTGGAGTAGCTGAATCAAAAACTTTTTATTATGATGATGACAACACTTTGCTTCAAACTGAAGTAGATAATCATATTAATAGTATTATAGATGCATATAACAAATCAAAATCAGGTTCGTCACGAGGTGGTGCTGGTTTAGGTAGAACTAATGCTCCTCCTTCAGATATTAGATTAAAAGAAAATATTAAATTAATTGGAAAATCTGAAAGTGGAATAAATATTTACAGTTGGAATTATAAACCAGGAATTTACGAGGAAGGAATTTTTACAGGAGTTATGGCACAAGAAGTTCCATGGGCAACTGTACCAGTAGGAGATTATCTTCATGTAGATTATAGTAAAGTGGATGTAGAATTTAATAAAATAGGTTAATATGAATGAATATTTAGTAGAATTGTACAGTTGGTTAGATACTAATCATGATTATTCATCTCGTTACACAGTGGACGATTTTCAAGACAACATGCAAGACGAATCATTTGCTTTAGAAATGTATGAGTGGTTGAATGGTGTAGACGAAACGTTTTCTGAAAGAGAACCTATTGAAATATGGAGTAAAAAAGTAAAAAAAAAAGGCGATTTAGAACAGCAAATTTCTTCTGGAGTAGCGGAAATTACGGAATCGCAACCGAAAGATTCGTCTTCGGATACTTTAAATCCAAACACACCCATAAATCCATTAAACAACGAGCAGGACAACAGTGGAGATGAGGTAGATGATCTTGGTAAACCAGTTACTCAAACTGCTGAACCTAATAATCAACAAATAATTGATGAAGATGTAGTTGTTACAAGTGAAATTGATGGTGAGGTAGTTGAGGAAGAAGTTTTTGATTCTTATGATGAAAGTCAAAAATCAATTATTGAACAAACTAAAGACCCTTTTTCTTTTTCTATAAACACAGTAAATGATAAATTAATTAATGGAACTGAAGAATCGGCTGTTCCTTTGATGAACTATCACTTTAATCAATATGGATTTGAATTTAGTAAAACTGATGTTTTTGGTGATGGTATGAATGTCACTGCCCTTAACGGTAAGGAATTATATGTTAATTTAGATCCTTTTAAGCTTTTAGGCATGGATTCTGGGTACGGAGCAGATAATGGCGCTAAAGAAGAAGCAGCTGCTTTAAGAAATTTTTTAGAATCAAACAAAGCCGAGAGTCGTAGATTATCATTATTAGAAAATGGATATTCTGCTTTAAAGAGAAAAATTGTTGCTGAAAAGGATATTGATAATTCAATAAATATTTTAAATATTCAAGCTAACACTTTTAATAAAACAATAAATAGTTGGTTAGAAGACAAGAGAAAGTTAGATGAGCAAGGGCTTTATTTTGATGGTATAAAACAAGAGCAATTAAATCAACCAGGTACACGAAAACTATTTGATGAGTATCAAGCTGCAAGAACAAGGTCTAATGCTGAAAGAGCAGGAATATTACAACGTGACAATGATTTAAGCACAAAAGGTTATGCTTTAGATGCTACAATAGGAAGATATTCAGAAATGCAGTCTCAACGTGGTAATCTGTCTGGTGCAATGTTAGATGCAATTTGGAAAGGAGTAGGTAGACAAACTACCACTGCAATGAATTATACTATAGATGCAGCTGTAAATTTTGATGAGTTTGGTAATGCTGGTGAAGATTCTTTTAACAGATTGTTTCAAGACACTGCTAAAAAAATGTATAATGTAGAAAAAAATCCTAATAGAATTAACGGAGATGCATTTAAAGGATATTTAGCACAAAATTTAGATAAAAAACAAATAGAAAAAGTAAGAGCAAAAACTAAAGATATACTTGCTAAACAAGCAAAATTTGATATTTATAATTGGCAAGAAGATGGTGGAGCTGATTTAAAAAAAGTAGATGGTGGAGCTAGGTATTCTGATATCGCAAGAACTAAAAACATTGAAAAGTTAAGCGAAGGTTCAATACTTGAAACTTTAAGGAATACTCCTACTGATGTTTTTGGAGATGACGCTACTACTGATGAATATAGTGATTTAAGGAAACAAGAGTTTTGGGCAGGTTCTTATTTAGGTTTAGGTGAATCGTTACCTGCAATGATGGGTGGCCCAGGATTAGCTGGGTGGGCGCAAAGAACAGCTCAAATGTTTGGTCAAGTAAGTGATCATGTTAATGAGGAAATGTTTAACAATCCTAATTTTGCTAATATTTCAGAAAATGAAAAATTATCTGTTGCTCTTCCTATAGGTATAGTAGTTGGTGTATTAGAAAGTGTTGGATTACGAAATGTAATGAAACAAAAAGGTTTATTAAATAAAGTTCTTTTAAAAACAATAGGTAAATACACAGGTGCTTCACAAGTTAAAAAAAGAGGGTTTACAGATGTTGTAAGGCAAGAGGTTGACAATTTGTTTGCTCGTGGAGTTTTAGTTATTGGAGCAGGTGGTGTTGCTGAATTTGAAACAGGTGCAGCTCAAGAAATAGCAGACATAGGAATAAAATCTATTTACAACTTTAATAAAAAATCAGACATGTTCCGAACTCCTGACTCTATAAAGGATGGGTTTAAACAAGTTCTGAGGGCTGGCGCACAAGAGATGGTCGGTGGATGGATAATGAGTGTTCCACAAGCAATGATAAGTGCTGCTTCATCAAAAGATTTTTCTCGTTTAGAAGAGGGAGTCTTTGAGCAATTTGAAGAAATGGTTGGTGATGGAAAGTCTACAAAATTAAATCAAAATTTTTATGACAAAGCCAATACTGTTAGATTAAAAGAAGAGATTAATATGGGAAATCTTACTCCCAAAGAAGCTCAAGAACAAGAAAGAATTTTTAATCAAATAAAAGGTGTTTATAATCAAATACCAAGTGATTACACAACAGACCAAAAAAAGACAGCTTTAGGGCTTTTATTAAGTAAGCAAGAAATAGAATCAAGAATACAAGGAAAGGATGAGTCATCGGTAAAACGTCTTAAAAAAAATATTGAGTCTATAAACTCTGATCTTGAGAAATTAAGTAAAGATGCTTATCAGGCAATACAAAATCCAAACCTTGGAAGAGTTGAAGAAGAAGAAATAATTACTGAAGAAAACGCTATAACTTCATTAAATGATAAAGGAGTAGAAAATCCTACAGCAGAACAAATTAAAACCGAACAAGATGCCTTACAAAAGCAAAGCACAGAGAGCTTGGATGCACAAGAATCTTCCAGAAGTAGCGAAGAGGTGGGACAAGACTTATCAAACCAGCAGTCTACCGAACAGGGTACGACCGAAAACGATATTGAAAACCAAGAGAAAACCGAAGAGGAAATAATTCAAGAAGAAGATTCAGATTTTGAACAATTATTAGACCCTGACTCAAAAATTGAATCGGATATTGATAATCTTCCAAAGAAAAGACAAACTGTAACCGCTGAAAATGGGGTTGAAGTTGAACTTAATGTAAATGAAGAAAATCCAAACTTGTCCTTTACGTCATCTTCTTCTGAATATGGTATACCTACTAAAAATGAGTTTTCTAATAAAATTTTACGACAAGCAAAAAATGCTGCAAGAGCTATATCAAAAATATTTCCTAGCTTAAAAATTGTAGTACATAGAAATACAGCTGACTATCTTCAAATGGATCGTGATAACGACAGAGGTATGTATCAGCCAAAAGACAATACGATTCATATTAATTTATCTAAAGCTAACGGTAGAACTGTTGGTCATGAAATATTTCATGCAGTATTGTTGAATAAGTTAAAGATGAATGATAAGGTAGCTCGTGCTGTTACTAAAAAAATGGTACAAGCATTATCACGTTCTAAAACTATAGATAAAGCTACAAGAACTGAATTAAAAAAATTCTTAAAAAATTACGATTCTGAAATTCAGAACGAAGAAAAATTAGCTGAGATTGTAGGAATGGTTGCAGATAATTATACATCGTTAACACCTTCCTCTAAATCAGTTGTTAGAAAATGGGTAGAAAAAATTGCTGCTGGCCTTGGTATTGAGATAGGACAATCAGAGCAAGATGTAATTGATTTATTAAATACTATTGCACGTAAAACAGTTACTGGAGAACAAATTACTGAAGGAGACCTTAAAGCAATAGACGATTTTGCAGGAGGTAAAAAAGTTAAAAATCCTGCTAAAGCTTTAGCGAGAAAACAAATAGTAGGTGGCTTTGAAGTATCTTATACTGAAAACGAAAATATTGAGGCATATATAAAAGATGGTAGAGTAACTGAACCTAAAAATGTTTCTGAATTTAATGGTCTACAAACTGTTATTACTTCTCCAGATGATATGTTGGCTGGAGAGATAAAATACAAAGGGAAAACAATCTTCGAGGGTGAAGGTGGTGTGTTTTTTGTAACTAAGTTTGGTGATGTATGGGCATCTGGAGCAGAAGGAACAGCAAATACTATTGCTAATGGATTAAATACGCAATTAAAACAAAATAAGGGGAGAGCGTTTCTTACTTTAACAAAAGGAACAGACGCTAAATTAGTTAGTAGTGCTTCAGGAGTAAACTCCACTTTAGCGGTGCTAAATACAATGCTTGAAAATAATATAATTTCAACAGATATTTTTAAATCTGCGGTATCTCAAGCGATATTAAATGAAGAGAATATATTAGCAGAGAAAAAGAAGAACGATATAGCTAAGGCTAAAAGAGAAGGTAAAGAATTAATAGAACCTAAGACAAATTCTAAAAAAGTTGTACTATCAAAAAGTATATCCGAACTTCTTGGTAGTAGTAAAAAATACTTTACAGATCCAAAAACAACAACCTTCGAGACAAGAGGTAATGTAGTAAAAGGAATTGTTAGCGAGATTGCAAAAAGTTTTACAACTAAACAAAGTAAAAAAAGTTTAGCTGAATTCTTAGGAGGAGATACGTCAAGAGGTGTCGGTGTCGGCAATACTAAACTAAAAAGTGGTAAGCCTGGATCTCAAGCATTAGTTGATTTAATAGCAAAAATAGCAGCTGAAGGCTTAACAAAAGGATTAAATGTTGGGGATGTTTATGCTGTTATTGAAATAAATAGTGAGGTTGCTGTAAAAGAAGACAGCCATCCAAGTTATCCATTTCATATTAGTATGAAGAATGGGAAAAAACCAATTTTACATTTAATACAAAATAGAGAAAACGGTAGGGATGTATTCAAGCCTCAATATGGAACAGATAAAAAAACTAAACAAAAACTAAATAATCCTTATAAAGTAGGGAATGTTTCAGTAATGAATGGTCAATTTGAAACTGTATCTAAAACAAAAACAGAAGTTGAAACAAAGGTTGAAGAAGAATCAGAAGTAACAGCAGAAGTTAGAAAACAAAAAACTGATGCTGAAAAGTTAGGGATACTGTTTAAAATGAATCTTAAAGGATTTATGCCAAGCACTATACCTTTAGGAGAATTACAACAAAAAGCAAGAAGATTAGGTTTAAGAGTAGAAGCAGCTCCATATAAGGAAGGATATAAAAAAGGCCAAGTTGCTGGATATTATTTTTCTAATGGTAAAACACAAAACGGTAAACCAAGATTTTATAATCCAAGAGCTAATGTCAGAAAACAAAAATCAATGTCTGACATTGGTAGACAGACTAATAAATTACTTGATATTGTTAACTTAGGTAGAGATAATAATATTAAAGACAGAACTATTGTTGATTATTTAAAACGTAATACTAAGTTCATGATGACTGAAATAAAGTCAGTAATGAAAACAAGTAATTTTGTTTTAAGAAATGTGCCTAAAGCATTTGGAAATGTAAAAGGTGGAATGTTACAAGGTATACAATTATTTAATAGAGTTGATTCTTTTAGAAGAAATTTATTAGATTTTAATATTACTCCCACAGGGAAAATAGTAGAAAAATTTACTACAAAAATTGATGAATTAAAAGCAGAGAGAGCAGACTTAGATATTAAGGATGTTAATGGATCAGCTTTATTATTGGAGAAAATACAAAAATTAGAGACTAAATTAAAAGATTTTCAAAATACTGCGAAATTAGAAAACAAAAAGTATTATGTTTTTACACAAAATGAGATTGACAATAAAACTGTAGATTATTTACAACAAACTAAAGCATATATTGCTGAATCTAATAACGGAGCTTATAGTACTCAACAAGCTAAAATGACAGCTGAAATGATGACTGCCTTTAACGGTAAGCAAATGAGAGGAGATGCCGCAGTTAAAATAAAGTTAGCTCGTCAGATAATATTAAAAAGAGGTAAAAGTGATTTACAAGCAACAAAGAGAGATTTAAGAAATTTTATTAGAGTAGCGCTTCCAAGCTTTATTTTTAGTAGACCAGAAGTAAATACTTTAATTAGAAAAATTACGGATGCTAATGTTGATAATGTTGAAAATTTAAAAGAAGAAGTTTTAGAATTTGTAAATGAAAAAACAAACACTGTATTAACAAAACAAATAAATGATATATTAAAGGGTAAATACGATGACACGCAGTCAGGTAGGAAAAAAGGATACAAAGTATCCGATGCTGTTCGTATACGTTTAAAATTTATTTCAGATAAATTAGGAGGTATTAACAATAAAACAGATGCAAACATATTAACTAAACTTGGAGAACAAATTCAGATTGAGATTACTGAAATAGAGTCATCTACTGAAATTCAAACACCAGAACAAAGAGGTACTGTTTCGGATTTACAGATAGCTTTAAATTTTGTAAATGCTAATCTTTCTTTAAATACATCTATTGAGCAAACTACAGATTTAGAAACTGTAATTAATAATTTAAATGATTTAGTAGACCAAGGTAAAACAGAAATGGAAGCTGCATTACGTGATAAACATAATGAATATGTACAAAATTTCCAAACAGCTTATTATGAAATAACAGGTCAAAAAATTGAAATGTATCTCCCTAATCCAGAATTTTCTGAATTAGACGTAGAATCTAAAAAAAATCCAAGATTAATAAAAAACCCAAATGCTAAAGAATTGCTTTTAGATTATAAAACTTTAAGTGAAGCTAAGAAAAGAGGGGTAATAAATAAAGCTAAAATATCTTTCTCTAATTTAACAGAGGCTGTGGTTTCTTTTATTATCGGACAAAACGATTTATTAAACTTAATGGCTAAGATTGGTAAAATGCCTGGAGAATTATTTGGAGGAGACCTTCAAGAATTGGTTACATTTAAAGTAGATGATTCAACGAATGATTATAAAGCTCGTAAAATGGCTACTACTTTAATAGTAAATGCAAAAATAGAAGAAATATATGGAACTAAATGGAGAACATTATCTCAAAATGATAGTGTTAAATTGCCCACTGGTATATTTTTACAAAGTGGTATTGAGCTTGCTGATTTAAGTCAAAATCAAATGGCTTATTTAGTAAATCAATATAGAGATCCAGCTAATAAAGCATCATTCGAAGGAAAATACGGAAACGATTACCAACGTATTATGACAGAAATGGAAGCCAAATTAAATCCACAAGTTCTGAAGATTATGAAATGGCAAGTAGAGGAATTTTTTCCATCTCTTTATGATGGATATAATGACGTTTATAAAAAAGTTTACAGAACCACTATGCCTTGGAATGAACATTATGCTGGTAGAATTTACAGAGATGTTGGGAAAGGTAAAGAAGAAATTCCAGATATTTTATCTAATCAAAAAGGAGCATACAAAGGATTTGCTTCTCCTGCTTCTACAAAAGCAAGAGTCAACAATACTGTCCCTATTAAAAGTATGGATCAAATGGCCGCAATGATGACTTATGTAAATGACATGAATTATTTTGCTGCATTTGGAGAAACTTTAAATGATGTTAATAATATTTTTAATAATGAGGATATTAGAAATGCAATTATTAATAATTATGGTCAAGGCCCAATGCAAAGTATTGACACTATGATTACTGGACTTGGTAATCGTGGAGTTTCTAAGGAATATGGTATGGATTGGATAAATAATGTTACCTCAGCTTTCGTGATAGGTAGATTATCTATTAACCCAACTATTTTTATTAAACAGTTAACCTCTGCACCAGCATATGCTGTGAGAATTGGTTTTAGAAATTGGATGAAGTATTCTACTATGGAACTTCCTCAAATGAGAAAAAATTGGAAAGAAATAACTGATAATTCTGTTTATATACAAGACAGATATGGTGAATCTATTTTAAGAACTTTAGAAACATATGCTCCAAGTAAAGTAGAAAATTTGATTCCATCTCAAACAATGGGTACAATTGTAGATGTGCTTATGTATTTAGTTAAACAAGGAGATAAAGGAGCAATTATTATAGGTGGAGTACCTAATTATGCTTTTTATAAAAATCAGTATAAAAAAAATAATCCAGATGCTACTAATCAAGAGGTAATAGATTACGCTGTAAAAATGTTTGAAAGAGACACAAAAAGTTCTCAGCAGTCAAGTGATTTTCAAGATAAAGACCAATATCAAACAGGAAACGTGTTTGCAAGAGGTGCAAATATGTTCTTAACATCTGTTAAACAATACTTACGAAAAGAAATGACTACAACTCGAAATCTTTATCGTAAAATAAAAAGCGGTGGTAAAGAAGGTAAAGGAACATATTGGGAGAATTTTAAAACATTAGCAATGTATCACTCAATATTACCAGTTATATTTCAATTTATTGCAGCAGGACTTCCAGGAGTATTAGCTCCATGGGAGGATGAAGATGAAGATACTTTAATAAGAGCAGCAACTTTAGGTAATTTAAATGGTATATTTCTTCTTGGTTCATTTATTGATGCTTTTGGAGATTTCATGACTTCTAAGCCTTGGACTGGTAAAGACCAATCACAAATCCCTCTTCTTTCAATAGGTTTAAATTTTTTCAGAGAACTAAATGAAGCGAATAGATTTAATGTAACTCCATTTGATAAAAATGGAACATTACGTTCACAAGAAGATATTGCTAAAAGTAGAGCTGGTAAAGAAGCTGCTACTAAAAAAGCTTTTTATAATCTTGCTAATTCTGGTTTACCTTTAAAACAATTAGAGCGTTTAATTAAAAACGCTGATGAAATTACTAGTGGAAATGTAAAAGGAACAGAATTAATTATGAGAATATTACAGTTTTCTGACTATCAAATATTATCTAAAGAAGAACGTGCTGCACTTAAAAAACCTAAAACCAAAGGAAGAACATTAACTAACAAAGAGTTACAAAAGTACGACCCAGATGCTTATAGAAGAAAAATGGAATTGGAGAAAGAGTTTAAAGATACTGATATGTACAGACAAACACAAGAAATGAAACGTCAACAAAAAATAATGAGAGAACAAATGTTAGAAGATATGTATAATTAGATTTCGTCGGATAAAGATTTTATAAGATCATTCATTAGATGAATTATTTCTTTCGCTTTTAATTTTGCAGTCTCATGGTCACGCTCCATTAAATCTTCATATAGATTATTTGTTAA